ACCCTCAGGTTGTGGAGAATGCTCTCACGAAGTTCCTGAGGCTCAAGCAGATTTGTGGAACAACACTGCCCTTCAATGGCAAGGATATTAGTTCTAAGCTAGATCTTGTGTGCCTTGACGCAATAGAGGTCCTCACTCCATACAAGGGCAACGAAGCTCCTAAGCTCGTAGTATTCAGCCAGTTCAGAGCTGTTATGGAAGCCTTCGCTAATCGTATGGACTCAATGGCAAGTCATATTGACCAGTGGGAGATTCACGGGGAGATTCCCACTCACCTTCGTCAAGGAGTTGTCAAGGAATGGTCAAGACACGCCGGGCCTGCTGTCCTAGTCTGTAATCCGACTGTGGCTGGCGTAGGTCTGAACATGACCGCTTCGCGTCATGGGTTCTTTATCGACAAGCTCTTTGTCCCTGGACTTAACCAGCAGGCAGTTGACCGGATGCACCGTATCGGCGCTGACGCTACGCAACCTGTTCAGATTACAGAATACATCTGCCGGTCCACGATTGAGAACCGTGTCGAGCAGATCCTCAAGGTGAAGAAAAAGCTCTTCGGCAGCATTGTTGACGAGTCTGATTACAAGCGGAGGCTTATGCAGGCTCTAATGGAGGAGGAGGGTGCATGACGGTTGAGTTCTTTGATTGCCTGCGCCGTAACTGCTACATCTCTCACGAGATCATTCCACGGAGTCCTTTGTCAGTCTGGCCACAGAAGGCTGGGCTAGAACGATCTGATAGTTCATATGTCTGGGACTTGTATATTGAGTGGAAGCCTGAGTTGCGCGGTAGAGTCAATCGTGCTCTAGTCTGCGAGGTTCATCATCATGCACTACTTGAGATATGGGAGAACGATGCCAAGTCTGAGGTACGCGAAGAGGAGGTGATGTCGCAATGGCTGAACCAACTGAGCCTTTAATGAAGGTTCGTGATGTCGCTTTACTCTTTGACGTAGAACCGGCCACCGTCCGAGAATGGCTCAAGAGCGGCGAGCTCGCAGGAATCAAGATCGGCAAGGGGCACTACTGGCGGATTCCGCGCAGTGCTGTGACTGAACTAGCAACCCGACGATACGGAGATACGTAATGACAATCGAGATCGCATACGCAGTAGTGGACATCGAGACGACTGGACTAGACGCCAATCTCGACGTGCCTCTCGAGCTGGGCATCGTTCTGACTGACGTAGATGGATACGAGATCGCTGCTGCGTCGTGGACAGTCTGGGAGAGCACTCCTCTGTTTCAGCAGGGAATCAAGCGCGGACACGATCATCCGTATGTAAACGAGATGCACAGCAAGAACGGTCTGTGGGCTCATGCTCCTCGCACAGGCCTCAATCGAATCTCGGTCGATGCCCACGCTGTCGAATGGCTCATGACACAAGGCGCCAAGGAGCAGTCCTACGCCGAGGGAGAAGAGTTCGACGGCCTCGGCATGATGGGCAACTCGACCGGAAGCCTCGACCGCCCCTTCTCTCTGATTCACTTCCCTCGCCTAAGTGCATACCTCGGTCACCGCAATATCGACATCAGCACGTTCAGAGAGGTCTGCAAGCGCAACAATCCAGGTCTCTACGAGAACCTCAAGCCGATTCTTCCGGCTAAGGCTGACACGGCCCACCGAGTTCTCGACGACGCCCGTGCCTGTATCCGCGAGTTCCAGACCTACCTCAACGAGTTCCTGATTGTGAGTGACTAATGATCGGAGACCCTGAACTGGTCTTTAAAGGCGAGCGTCGCAACATGTCAGACGAGCACTTGATTATTACAGCTCTTGTGCGGCAATTGGGCGGTGTTGCCAGCGTCAGCGAAGACGAGCTCTTGTTTGCTGATAAGGTCAAGCACATGACTTCGCATCGCATGATGGACCCGCACCGATTCGTTATCAGAGTAGAGGACTAATGAAGGTAACTTTCGAAAATGCTACATTCGCCGACGCAATCGGCAAGGCAGCTCGTGTAGCACCTACTCGTGGCGACGCCTTCGATAAGGCCGCTGGAATCCTCATCGAGCTCGACGAGGAAGATCAGACTGTCACATTGAGGTCTACGAACCTATCGCTGTTCTATCTTCAGGTAGTTGATGCAGTAGAGGTGATTGGGTCTGGTCTGTGGCGAGTCAACTCTGAGATGTTCGCTGGCGTCATGAGTAAGTTGCCTATCGGCTCTGGAAAGAACGTGACCTTCGAGCAGAAGGCTAACGAGATTCACATGGTCTCGAACAGAACCAAGGCGAAGTTTCGCTTGATTGATCCACAGTACTTTCCGTATTGGGAGCCATATGATCCCGAAAAGCTCGAGATGGTTCCAGACCTTGGCGAGCGCATCAAGCAGGTCGAATGGGCAGGCTCAGACAACAACGAGCTTTCCTTTGCTGGCGTCCACCTCGACGGCAAGTGGATCATCGCAACAGACAGTATTCGTCTCGCACGAGTGCCATGCGAAGCTGAACCGATCTACAAGCCCGTGACCATCCCAGCAGGCATTCTCAAGCCACTGCTGACTGGACTGCGTGACGTTGCAGTAGGTATTGACGAGGGCCTGTTCTTGATGATGCCTGATGTGTCAACTCAGGTAAAGACAGTAATGTACGACCGCGACTACCCTTCTGGAATCAAGGGCGTGTTCGACAAGTACAAGTGGGACAAGAAGGTCAGCGTGAACAAGACTGAACTCCTTGAGGTGATCGACCGTGCCTCGGTGTTTGCTGCACGCGACCGCTCCCCCAGACTTGACCTGATGATTGGCAAGGGCATGATTGCAGTCATGTGCTCCGACGCAGAGATGGGACTGCTCGGAGACGTAGTCGAGGTTCAGGGTGCCGACCACCCGCTGCACAAGATGGTGTTCACGCCTCGCAACATTACAGACGCTCTAAACGCTGCCCCGAGTGCGGAGGTAGACCTTTGGTATTCTCCCGACGAGCCGAAGTTCCCAATCAAGATCGACGGGGGCTCTGGATACGTCGCAGTCGTCATGGCAAGGTCGCAGGTAGAGTCGTGAACATCTGCTACCCAGGTAACTGCATCTGCGATGCCCGCGAATGGGAAGGAGACACAAACTGCATGGGCGAGATTGACTGTGGGGTCTGCGGAGCCGAACACAGACCAGAGGCCGGGTGTGCGACCGGCCACTGAGCCACCCACGCGGCACGCTACCGGGTCACCACGGGCCTCTGGTGCCGTATGTGGCTCCTAGCCCCACCACGTACCCAGCGACCCGCTACGGGCCGCGAAACTAGGAGGAATGAATGAAAACATACTTGTCAGGTCAGATCAGTGATCTATCACAGGAGGAGTACACTGACAACTTTGAGCGTGCGTCGTTCTTGGTTATCGCTCAAGGTCTCGAGCCTGTCAACCCGCTTCATGTCACGCCGTGCAAAGACAGACTCTGCGGCGGAGGTCGCAAGCTTCCAGACGGGCAGCAGCTTCATGAGTACAGTTGCTACATGAAGTACGACATCTTGGCAATGCTTACCTGCGAGTCGATCACGATGCTGCCAAACCACATGAACAGTTCAGGAGCTCGATTCGAGCTCATGGTCGCAATCAAGTGCGGCCTTCAAGTCTGCTACATCAACAAGACATATGATAAGGTATACACATGAGCGAGCAAAAGCCTTGGTGGAACGACGGCGACAAGATTGGTGGGATGTCGGCAACGGTCATGGTCATCATCATTCTTATGCTCTTGCTTGCTGGTGCAGCTAGAGTGGCGGTTTGGATCTGGCCGTGATCAGCCATCTACTCTGGCTCAATCCTGAGCCGTGGGCGATTGGCACCGTCTCCTATAAGAGGATCGCTCCGAACGCGAACCTAGTCGCCTTTCAGTCTGCAGTCAAGGAAGAGCTGGATGGAGTAGAAATGCTCCCCCCAGAATATCGTAGCATCAAGTTCTACTTCTGGCGACAGCAAGCTCGTTACATCAGCATGGATGACAAGATCCGGAGTCGCAATCAAGCTGATGCTACAAATATGCAGAAAGCTCTTGAGGATGCCCTGCAGGGAGTGTTGTTCGAGAACGACCGCGAAGTCCGCAAGATCTCATCCGAGATTGTCGAGCAGGGCTATGACGTGGAGCCGTGCATCTTGATAACCGCCGAGCCGTACCTCCTTCACTCTTGGAGACTAGCCGTTCCGATGGACATAGCGGACAAGATCAATGCTGGAAAGCAGGTGAAGAACAGTGATAATAGCTGGCCTCCCACTTCCTGAGCACGGAATCGTTCTACGAACGCCTAACGGAAAGCTGACTGTCTCGTGCCAGTGTCGTGCATCCGAGACGAAACACTCTCGTCAAAAAGGCGGCGGAGAATACTACGAGCCAATGCCTCTGCAGATCGGTGACTCTATCTGGAGAACCTACGACAAGCCCGAGAACCACTGGATTCCTTTCGGGGAGTCAGACAGGATTAGTAAGAGATGAGAGCAGAAATCTACATCAGTGCATCAGTAGTAGGTGGTGACGCTGCTTCGGTTGCGTCCAAGATTGCCGATGCTTTGGTTGGTCATACTGACAATCTTGTTGTTCACGAGTTTCGAGTCGAAGAGTCTGACGCATGATCGAAGTAATCATTCGCCACAAAGAGTCTGGCGCTGAGTTTGCTCGCGTCGAGATTGAATGCGTCGAAGAATCCGACGGAGGCGAGTACGCTTCGTACGCTGTCAGGCTCGGAGTAGAGCGCATCGGCGCGGTCGGAGTCTACACCCGCGCACTGGTAAACTTTCCGCGTCGCAAGTACAATGTACTTGCACTTCTAAAGCAGGCCTTGGAGACGCTAGAGCCAGAGGATCTTGAGCTGGACGGACCATACGAGAAGCGCACTTACAGAAGCGCGCGCCTTAGTTTGCTTCGCGGACTGATGTGACCCTAGAGCAGGAGCTAGAGCTCGTAGAAGAATACCTCGGACCAGAAGACTGGACAATTAACGAACTGTCCGTTATATTCAAGGTTAGCCAGAGGACTGTCTATAGAGTTCTAGCCAAGCATGAAGCGAAGCGAGACAGGTACGACAGGCCAAAGACTCGCAAGGGGCGTGATGCTAGAGGTCACTTCACGGCAAAGACAAAGAGTAGATCAAAGCCCAAGCCGCCTCGTGAACTAAAGCCATGCGGAACAGAGGCTGCTTACCGGAGACATAAACGTAAAGGTGAATATCCTTGCAGTCCATGCCTAGCCGCCCATGTCCTCGATGTTAAGAACAGGATTAAGAAGTGACCAAACTCGTACATGACATCTGGCACGGTGACAGCGTAGAGAAGTGCAAGATCTTCGAACGCAAGCGCAGTGTTGCCTGCGTCATAACCGATCCTCCCTTTGGTGTGGATAACCAGTCCAACATGGCTGTCACACAGGAAGGCAAGAAGTACGCACGCAAGATTGCGAACGACGAGACTCCCGAAGTAGCCATTAAGACTTTCAAGGACGTAATGAACGTTCTGCTGCCCTGTACCACTGAGCACGCTGACATGTACGTCTTTACATCATACCAAGTACTCTCGGATTGGATGGTAATGACAGATGAGTTTCTTCCGAAGTTCGGCTTTCAGCGTAAGGCTGTTTTGGTCTGGGAGAAAGACGGTCCTGGGATGGGAGATCTCGAATGCCCTTGGGGAATGGGGTCTGAGTTCATTCTCTTTTTCCAAAAGGGGAGACGTCCAAAGTCGTCAAAGCGTCGCAATTCAGTTATTCGTACTCCACAACTTAGGCCGAACCAACTTATTCACCCGCACGAAAAGCCTGGGCCTCTCTTGGAAGTCCTCATTAAAGCGTCCACAACCGAAGGTGACCTCATCGTCGATCCTTTCGGTGGCTCTGGATCACTTGTTCGCGCAGCTCGCAACTGCGGTCGTTCTGCGATCGCCATTGAGTATGATCAGTTCAATTACGAGGAAGCGCTCAAAGCGCTAAACGAGCGTGAAGAGAGGATGTTCTAATGACTAGAGAACGTATGCCAGACTTCGTTGAGATCTCGGAAGGCCACGTCATTGCCACCAGAGGCATTATGTCTATCAAGCAGCAGCCTGGCTTTGTTGAAGTCAGGTACATCAGCGGCTACGTCGAAGAAGTCATGGAGATCTCTATGGTCGAGCTCTTGACCAGCCTCGGGCGCAATCCTCTACTGGAAGGCCGCACCGATAGTCGTTGACATATTGGGTACGTCTAGCCTCCTGTCCCATGTGTGGTGTACGGTGTCAAGCACTGTCAGCATCCATTCGGACACGGAGATAAAATGCCTCAAGAAGAGTCAGAGCCAAGGACGCTTACACCGTTTAAGGTAATCAATCGGGGAGAAGATACAGTAATTGACGACGCTGTTGTCTTCGCTGACTTTTCTCCTCGGGTTGTTCCAGCAAGTGTTGCCGACGAGGAGATTGACGACATCCTCCTCCCAAAAGACGTCTCTGCTCTGGCGCATGTGGTCCCGCCGGAGTTGATCCCGCTGACAGAGCCGACTTTGTCGACGACACCTGTCCCGCTACCTGTGGTCTCGGAAGAGACGAAGAGCGAGAGCATCGAGACTACCTTGCAAAGTTCTTCTATCGACCCGAAGACTGGACCCGATTCGCAGCCTGCTTAGGCAAAGCGCCTGACGTAAGAATTAATTCTGAAGCTCGTGACCCTTGGTTTCCCGGCAAGGGTCATTCGCTCAATACAGGTAAGATCATATGCTTTACGTGTTCAGTCCGTGCTGAATGCGAGGACTACCGACGCCGGACTGGATCTGCTCATGGCATGTGGGCGGGACAGATAGTATCGAAAGAGGACGATGAAGATGACTGACCGCCGCTGGATTACCCGCGATGAGATTGCCGACATTCACGAGCAGCGAGCTCGCATCGAGATGGACCGGACTGGCTACCCTACAGCCAAGGCCGGTGACATGCTTGTTACCGCCCGTCAGATCAGGGCCACCGACAAGCTGAGCAACCCTCTCGGGAACCGGGCATGAGTCTCGAGCCTAGGCTGTGGGACTACGAAGTCACTAATCTTCTTCGAACTGTTGACGGAGACACGTTTGACTTGACCGTCTCCAAAACCATGGACTTTGGCTTCCGTCAGATCGAAGTCAAGAGCTGGTCCACTCGCTTCCGGCTTCTGGGAATAAACGCACCCGAGACAAATCAGGCTGGAGGTGCTGCTGCTACAGCTTACGCTCGTGACTGGATCCTTAATGCTTTGTCCTTCAACATCCTCAGGGGTCAAACTTTCAAGACTGACAACTTCGGTCGTTGGCTGATAGATCTTTACAGGACAGACACAGCTGAGCACCTTGCGGACGCCATGATTAGAGCAGGTCACGGGGTGGCATACCCATGATACCTAAGTCTCTTTCAGCGTCCAGCATCCTCGTCAGTGAAGCCTGTATGGCGCGCTGGAAGACAGAAAACTTTGACCGGACTCCTCAGTTCTCCAGTGACCCGGCCAACGTGGGTACGTCAGTCCACTTCGCTCTGGAGCACTTCGTGAGCGATGTATACATCGAGGAAAAGATTAGTTGGCAGGACATCGCTCACCTGAACGCCTACTATCAGATTGGCTACGTCGAGACGTTCGGCTCTACGAACTTCGACACTGATACCTTCAAGGATGGCGCTCGACTAGTAGCAAAGTGGTACGAGGCAAACAAGCTAGGGCTTCCCAACAAGGTGATCTCGTGCGAGATCAAAGAAAACTTTCCGCTCAAGACTAGCGTAGGCGAGATCCCGGTCAACTTCATCTGGGACCGCTGCGACCAAATTGATGAGTACACATACGAGGTCGTTGACTACAAGACAATCCGCGCACCCGTCAGTCCACAGGACTTGAAGAAAAAGATTCAGCCTCGTCTCTATGCGCTCGCAGCACAGATCAAATGGCCGGAAGCGAAGCGCATCTGGGTATCTTTTGACATGCTACGCTATGACAAGGTGGGCGCCGTCTTTACGAGAGACGACAACGCAGATACTTATCGGTACATGAGGCGTGCAGCAGAGCGGATCATTGCCGCCGACCCCGACAAGGTCGAGGAGACTCTCAACCCCGAGTGCAAGTGGTGTATCCGCAAGACCGAGTGCGACACTCTTCAGCGTGCTAACTCAGGCGGCAACCCTATGGGCATGCCGATCGAAGAAGTAGCGCGTAGGGCATATCAGATCGACAGTCAGATTACCGCTCTAAAGTACGCTCAAGAGCAACTCGAGAAGATACTGTCTGACGCCGGCGAAGAAATGGATCAGTTTGAGTACGAGGCCGGAGACTACGAGATCAAGATGAGCGCATCGCCTCGTAGGTCAGTCACAGACGGCGGAGCCATTGCAGCCATCGTCGGGGAAGAGAACGCACGCAAGTACGGCAACTTTACCGTTACGAGTGTTGACCAGATGCTCAAGGACGGCGTACTTGACTCCGACCAAGAGGCAAAGGTCAAGTCATTCGTTAGGACCAACTGGTCAACGCCGCGACCGAAGATTAAGAAGAAAGAAGATTTCAGTGCCTGAAGTAGAGAGTTGTTCGTGCGGCAAGACTATCAAAGCCCAGATCTATAAGGGCAGCGGCGTCTGCAGTGAGAACTGCAAGAAGAAGTATATCGGTGACGTATCATCAGTAGGGACATTTATGTTCGTCACAGTCGATGAGCGAGACGAGATCATGGAGGCACGCAATGTCTGACACAGGAGACGACTTTCAGAAGCGCGTAGCCGACGCTCTTAAGAACGGCGAGCCTATTCCAGAGTTTCCAGAATTCAGTCCTCTGGGGGGACTAGCGATGGCTCAGCACGAAGTCCACTCTGAGTTTGTAAAGGCTGGTTTCGCACGAGGCGAAGCTTTGTACTTGACTGCATCTATGTTCTGCGGCAACCCGAGTCAGAGCCCAGCTAATGATGGCGATATCGGTCCCGAATAATCCTCTGTAACACACTACGCGCCAATCCCCGCACCCTCTCCAGAGGGACGGGGATTGTGTGCTCACGGGCCGCGTAGGCCACGAGTTGAGCGGGTGTCATGCGTAGTTCACGGGCTACCAGCAGCAGGTGAAACACCGAGTCATCTCACATTGAGTATTTCTACTACTTAGCCATCTCTGAAGCTGCTCGCCTCACTGTACAACGAGCCAGTTCTTTCTGTTCTGTGATCCCGTCATCTTGACAGGATAGCGCAGCCACGATCACGGCGAGGGTATTAGTGGCAACTGAACCCACCGCGCGAGCAGTTGTCTTCTGCGTGTCCTCGTAACAGTCACGACCTGGAGTAGTGCAGTCCTCGATGCGCTTAGCAGACCTAGCTGCGTCCTCTGCGGCTTGACGAGTAGTGTCTGCAACAGAGATACGATCAACTTGAGTCTCGCGAACCTCGACAACTGTATAGAGAACAGCAGTGAAGGCTAGAACAAGAGACAATGCCGTAAAGACCATGAACGCTGCAGTAAGAGCCTTGAGTCGCATCTGCTTGCTTTCAGTGGTTGACATCATTTACCCTCTTGGCTATCCATGTCTCGATCTCGGCTGCTAGACTACGAGCTGTAGCCTGCAATGCTTCTTGGTCAGAGTCAGTCCATTCTCGACTGTGGCTTTCAAGCGCACACACTGAACCAGCATTCAATCCCGAAACTACGATAGGAGCACTGGCCCAACTCCCCCAAGGACTATCCCTTGCCTCCTGTGAGATCATAGATTCGTTGCTCACGTCGGAGATTGATAGCGACTCGCCGCTAATGACTGTCATTACACAAAACGTCTGATCAAGAGGTGACTTTAGCGGGTTGGTCGGCGGTGCTGTTGCAACGGTTGTTTGCTCACTTGCACCGATTGAGTTAACCTGAATTAACTCTGTCTCAAGCCTCTCGAGAAGTCTATCGGCCAGCTCTTCGAGTTTTTCACGATTGGGATACTCGACGAGCAACCGTGAAGCTACATCTCGCTCAAGTCTCGCGAGCCTACTGTCAAAGGTATTAATCGCGTTTGCGATTGACTCGATACCCTCGTCCGAGAGGTAATCGCTCACTTCCCTCATGATGTATGAGCTCCAGTCTCGAGTAGCGTGAGGATTGCAGTTAATTGACTGAGGACATTCTCGTCTACGACCTTCCGCACGGCGGCAATCTCTGCGCGAATCTCGTCGTCGTCTTTACGAGTAGTGAGAAGGTCCTCAAGAACTTTTACTCGAGCCTCGCTCGACTTAAGGTTGTTTTCTACTATCCGAACATCTGACTCAAGCTTGGCTTCCCTACGTTCATGGTCGCTAATTTCTCCGCGCAGGTCTGCGATTGTATCGCGTGCCGCCTTTAGAGAAGTTCCCTGAACAGAGGTTCGATAAACAGCCACCGTCGCACCGAGAGCGGTCGCTATGACAATGAGTGCTCCGATAGCACCAAGCCAAGTCGGTATATATTCCATCAACGCCACCGAGTTTCTTTTAGTAACAGACTGAATTAGTTACCGGCGACCAGCTTTGTTACCTTCTCGAAAGTTGCAGCCTGCAGATCTCCAGCCTCGCGCTTCACAGTCTGACCTTCGGCATTTACTACCTCGATGGGCTTGGTCCAGACCTGAGCCTTCGTGCGATTCGCAACCTTCAAGATGAAGTCAGGGTTATTGATCTTGTTCTCTACAACCTCTCCTACGATCTCACGGATGCGTGCGAAGTCTTCTTCCTTCATTTCTTCCTCCACGTTGTTACGGATTCTGGCAGCAGCCTCGGCGACGAGCGACTTGGATGCGTCAATCTGAAAATGCATTGCGTCTGGAGTGCCATTGAAGTCTCCACCCCACTGTACTGCACCACCGCACTCGTTGACGATCTTGCGGATCTCTGTGATCTGCGCAAACGTAAAAGTATGAGAAGCAGGCACCCCGTTGGGATGCCTCGTTGCGTTGTAGTCGATCGCCAGCGCGAAAGCATGACGACTCAGTGAGTTAGGGTCGTTCCGGTTCTCTCGGTATGCGTAACCCCAGTCATCTGCTTCATGCCAGCCCGGTGCATAGATTCTCTCTACGCGAGCGTTCATCTGAACAGCGACATACTGAAGAAGAGTGAAAGCGTCTCTATGATTGAGGACGCCGGGAGTAAACGACTCGCCATCTACGACAAGAGGGGCAACGTCAAGTGACTCGCTGGCTACCCAGCCATTGCGGTCGATAGGCATATCAGTCTACGAGCGAAGGCGTAGTCTTGTCGTCTCCGACCGGGGCGCTGATAATCGAGAAGAGGTACGAGAGTACGACGCCTCCGAGCCCCATGCTGGCCAGATACTCCCAGTCGGCCTTAACTGCGTCGAAGTTGGCAGCGGTTCCGATCGCGAGAACTACAGCCTGCGCGCCTGTCTTGGCGGCTCGCTCTGTGGAGCGAATCCAGAATTCCTTAGTGAACATCTTGATTGACCTCCAGTTTAACGTTTGGTGTGCGTGAGTATATATTACTACTCTATGATGGCGTCAAGGACCACGCTTGGTGGCTTACTTGTCGACCATCTAATCCAGTCTTTTAAAGACTGAAATGAAATCAACTATCGAGATTACAGAAGTCCAAGATTCAGTCTGTGAGTCATGATCACTGAATTGATCCAAGCATCAAGAATCACATCAGTGCGAGCCCCGATGTCAGGATTGCTGTTGACTGTCATAGTAGACTCGGCGTACTCCCAAACCTGCCACCAGTACTGCCTGACGTTTCCAGCGTCAGGCAAAGTCAGCATTAGAGGCACCATGCCATAAATCTGCTGATCAATCCAAGTGACAGGATTGGGTTCTCCAGCTGCAGCAGCTGCTGCTACCATGCGACTCTTCAATCCTTCAGATTGAAGCATATTCCAAGTAGTATGAAATGCCACTGAACTACCTTCCCTTGATGATGTAGTTTATACCAAGAACAGGATGAACGTTACCTTTGTCGCCGCTGCCCTGGTTGTTGGTAGTAAAGGCGTGCGTGTGGTCACTATATTCTCCAGGCGTATCCAATGGTCCATTGACACCTGTTTGCATGAGAGGGAACAAGTAAAGTCCTCCAGTATCCGTCCATCCGAAAGCATTAGTGTAGCCATATGAGGGGAATCGGTGATAGTGAACTGCGCTTCGACCGCCAGTAGATCCGCCATGAGCGTGAATAGGAAGACGCTCATCTCCCCACTTTTGCCCGAGAGAATAGTTATTAGTATTCCCTGCAATTCCAGCCGTATCTCCTACACCTACGGGAGATCGTGCATTAAAGTTTGGAAGATAGTAAGTATCTCCGCTGCGAGTGCCGTATGTATCACCTAGGATTGCTGCTAGAGCAGGATAGTCTTTTCCCGTAAAAGATTGACCTCGCAAGAACAAGTAATCATTACTTGGCACAGTCGCACCTGGCCACATCTGAATAAAACCTACATTCTTTCCAAAGAAAATATCTGGAGAACCGTTTATGTAATCAGTAATATAATAGTTCCCCGGCTTGCCAGCAATTCGAACAAGGTTACCAGGAGCTGCGTATCCGAGGGTCGCATAACCTGTGATCATAAACTCGCTTGGCTTCATGTTCTGTGCAACGTGAACAGTAACTAATGAATCAATATTCTCTCCAGCAAAAAGAATCTTTGCAGTCCTATTGAGGGCGTCATAAGAAAAGACTTTTCCAATCCGCTCTTCTGGACGTAACTGTTCCACTACACTCGCTGCTATGGATGCGATTACATCTCGCATGCGAAGTGAAACCTTAATATCACCAAGATACATATCTTATCCTACGATTGTCACGCGCTTGCCCGTTACAGACATCGGGCCAAGGCTAAGTGGAATAGTTGCTGAGTCAAGTAAATAAGTAGTAGGATCACTTGTATTTGCTCTTGGATCTACTACCTTAGCAATCTCGCCAACCTCGATCCAAGGGTAATTGATTGAGCTGAAACTCAATTCATAAGACTCAAGTGCGTGTAACTTAAGAAGTCGATTGGCGTACTCTTGACACTGGAGCTCTGACGTAAAGAACGAGCTTGCAAAGCTGTAGTACCTGTCCCCCATTTTAGAGATTCGCGTAGGGGAGGTAGGTTCTATATTCTTAGCCACACCTATATATGGCAGGCGCTGCTCTCCAGAAGGCGGGTCACCGTAGACGACAATGTGATTATAGATTCGCGAGTCGTTTGTTGACCTATCTAGAGACGAAAGATTGCCAGATGCGCCAGTCTCGAAAGTGTAAAGCGGAGAAGTGGTGCTTGGATCTTGAAACAATCTCGTCTGCAAGAATCCTTCAGCATCAAAGTAAAGTTCATAGCCAGCAGTAGTTGCAGCCTGACGCATAATATCCCATCGTGAAGTTCCACGATCAAAAGAAAGATTACTAGTAAGCTTCTTTGGCATAGCCGCAAGACGTTTCTTTACGATGCCAGCGTTAGTTGCCAAAGAAGACACAAGAGTCTCAATTGTAATTCCACTGTCAAAAGTAACAGCAGACTCTATCTTGCTGTTCAAGCATTTTTTTACATAGTCACGACCAGTGACCTTGACCGCAGAAGGAAAGTGAGACCCATTAATAGAGTCGATAACAAACTCGCCGACCTGTGTCTCCCACATGGTCCGAGAACTATCCTGTCGCAGCCAAGACATACCGTTAGAAAAAAGAATGTCAATCTGCGAACCGCTTGAAACTCCAACGAGAGACGGCAAGTGTAGATCGAACCACCTACCGCCCTTTTGATTGAAACCAGCGCTCGCTGTAATAATATACGTGGCATTGTCCAACTGCCAACGAGCGACCTGAACAGCACCACCCGTGAGGGCCGTAGGACCCGCTCCCGCGACCACGCCCGTCACTCCCTCACTGGTCCATCCGGTCGAGAGTTCGGTGGCCTGAGATGGCTGAGAGATACCCCAGTCATCTGTCACAGGAGTAGTAGAAAGAAAAGGAACATGCGAACCATCATTTGCAACACTAATGGTCACAATCTGTTTACCCTGATTGTAAAGCTCTTGCAACACAGATGCATTAACGGTAGCAGTAGTACCTGTGTAACTAAAGATCATGTCATACTGTAGCAATTCAGCTACAGGAGGAACTGTACCAAGTGCAATTGCGTCAATAGAAAACCTCTTGAGATATGCTGCAAATCTCACCGCATCAGACAAACCACCAGTGCGTTCGATAACAACTGCGCGAGGGGGGATTACGAGTCCAGGAAAGTCAACACCTCTATAGCACTTAATGACCTTGTCGTACCAGAAGCCGTTTGGATTAGACCTGAGCAAATTGTCTGCGTTATTCAGAGTGAGGTCAAGTGACCTACGCTCATTATCTCCATAAGAAACGTTAACTCCACCGTCTATAAGTCGGTCAGAGCCAGACGCTCCAGTCCAAAGAGTAGCGCCGTCACTCTCGTAAATATCAGCTCTACGAGTAACCGTTCCGATTCCACGGTTTATAGCTTCTCGTGCAGCATATGTTGGCAATGCCATTAGAAGGCGACCTCGCTATAAGGAATAGTTGCATCAGTATATTCAGCCTTGCCGACTCCAGGAATTCTTGTAAACGATATGTTTCCAACTGAAACATAGAACGCATCGCCGAAAGGATTCCGAAGAGTTGCCTTAGGAGTTGCAAGAATGAAAGCGTCTAATGCAAGCTTCTTCTGACGAGCCGTACCATCAGGATTGTCACGAAACTGGACGCCAAGAGATCCAGTTACTCCAAGTGACGTACCTTTTTCATCGTATCGTCCTCGACCTATCAAGTTGAACGTGTTCGACTCTGTCTCTTCGGTATAAGAATCTGAGTTTACTAAGTAAATCTTGTAAGTCGTAATAGTTGCTGCAGCACCGTTAATACCTGCAATCAGCCAATAAGCAGATGTAAAGATAGAGTTGCTAGCTGAAGTGTTGTAGGCGCCGAAAACCTGAGTGTTAAACTTGAGAGATACCTGACGAACACGGTATCGCACCGAGTAATTTGCTGGGGCAAGATAGTCTTGGAACGTGTACCCGGCGGCGTTGGGCGTATAAACTGTTCCAATCTTTTTCCATGCTCCAATACTTAAAACTGCTCCGGTGTTGTGATCGAGCAGAGAATCCTCACGCTCGACTTCCCATGCATAAAAGTCTGCATCTCTTCCGGTGTCTGGCCATGAGACACTGACATACGCACTCTCAGCGTAGTTTGTAGTCACAACTGTAACTGCACCGGGAGTCACTGGTGCAGTGTAGTTGACACTAAAGTTCTGAGTAGTGGTAGGTGAGATAACTCCCTGTGTGTCTGTAGCTTCTACACGGTATGTGTAGGTTATGTTGGGAGTCATAAAAAAGTTTGTATCAGTGATGTTATAAGAGGCACCATTGATATATGAACCAGTAACAGTTTTTTCCCATACCCTTTTTACGCCATCCCAAAGTGAAGCAACAATCTTGTTAACAGTCAAGGCAGTAGTGATAACACCACTAACATCAGGGGTTCCAACAGAGAGAACTTGATTAACAGTAGGAGATGTAATGCTCACTGAGGGCGGTGCATAAAGCTTTACTGTTCTATATGTAGTATAAGGAGATGAAAGTCCATACTGACTTACGGTGAGAACCTTCCACCTCAAAGGAACATCTCTATAAGAAATGGGCACAGCGATTGTTGCACTGTTAGACGAACCGTTAATTAGTCCACTGTCTGACACTACGAATCCATCAGACGCTCGCTCCAATACGATCCTGTACTGACTCTGAGTGCCGCTACCAGAGTATGTCCACTGAAATGAAAGCTGATATGGAGATCCACCCACCCAAGAAAAAATCTGATTATCTAAAGGACTTACTGCTGTAGTCACCGTGGGAACGGTAGCGAGAGTAAATGTACGAGTTGAAGTATATGCGCTTACAGTGTCATAAGCATTCCAGACTCGAACCTTCCACCTGAGTTGAACATCCTTGTTCACCAAAGGAATCGAGAGAGTTTGAGTGTTATTTGAGTTTACAACCTTTCCGCTGTCCACAATTACTACGCCATCAGACACTCTCTCGACAACAACTTGATGTGCAGTCTTGTTGCTGCCTCCGCTGTAGTTCCATGTAAACTGAAGAGGATAGTTCGAGTTATCAGGCCAACTGATTGACGCACCAGCTAGTGGAGTAGACTGTGTTGCAGTTGGTGCAACATCTTGAATAACAAAAGAGTTTGTAACCGAAGGACTTCCGGCAGCTTCTGCACCAGTAGCACCAATAAGAAATTGGACTTTCCAGTAATAAGTACCCGGCGCAAGGCCCGAAATGGTTCTTTTATCAGAGTAATACTGATTGCTGTATACAGCATCCCCCGGTGCGTCAATATAGATACCAGAATCAAAAATGGAAGAAACAAAGGGATCTGGGTTTTGGCTTACTATAAATCGAGAGTAGAAATAAGTTTGAGGCTCGTTTGTATAGTACTGATGCATTAGAAAAATTGAAGTGTTCGTAGTGACCACTCCACTGGAAGGACTAATAGATTGAAGTTGAACTACCATTGTCAGTCCTTAGCAAGAATCTCGAGGTTTTGTATAAACAGCTCTGCGTCGTTCGGGTCTGTAATATTCGGGAAGCTCAGGTCACCGTGGAAGTGGAACTCTCTGTTTCCGCCAACGGGCTCACGAAGGTTCTGCCAGCCGTACGGCAAGGGTACAACAGCCTCGTCGTAGCGCCCGTCCCCAACGCGAACGTCAGCATTACTTCCGCGACGAGCGATCCCGCCAGACTTAAGTCCCCATGGTGAGGTGGGAGACTGGCTTGCTCCGCCTCGTGCCATGTAGTCAGCCCACTGGCCTGTAGCAGATCCTGCGCCATATCCAGCGCTTGGTCCAGGCACGGCGTGAATGTGAGGAGCCCAGTCTCCCATTCCGGTACGGTCACCGGACGCGATACCGACCTGACGAAGTGCCTTAAGAAGACTGTAGTTAACTTGCATGTCCAGTGCATCACCCTGGTGAGAAGTACCAGAGTAAGAAGTCTTCGGCCTGAATCCACCCTGCATCACGCCGATCTGAGAACCAGCAAGCTGCTCAGCCTTTTCCATATGAGCGACAAAACGGTTTGTAAACAGTCCTCCACCCCAGTATCGCTGACCGCCGGGAGAACTCGGGTCCGCAACAGGAACACTGCCTCCGGTCGGAACCATACTGTCAAGCTTCTTGGCGATAGAATCATCAGTCCCAGCAACCCAGTCACGAAGCTTTCCAATTGCCATCTCGGGAGGAGACTCTGCCGGCTGCCAGCCGATCTTGTTGACCTGCGCAGCGGCTTCGTCAAGCGCCTTATTCATGATACTACCGACTGCATCCTTTGGAAGATCAGCAAGCTTGTTTCCAAGGTTCTTTGCGCCACTCCAAGCGTCACCAAGCCATCCGCCGACACTGAACATCGGGATACCGTGGCCGTCCTTCATAGTAGAGTTACGAACAGAAGCAGCTGCTCCATCCATTCCCATTTTCTGTGCGGCCATCGACAAGAGGCTTTTGGCGCGGTTGCGGTGCGTCGGGTCAGTCGGGATAACGAACTCGGGGTAGTTGGCCTTTCCTTCACCAACGATGGCTCGTGCGCCCTTTGTCACAAAGCCTCGTGCTGCACTGCGACCGGGAATCTCGCCACCCTGTGCAAGGGTAGCGATCGTACCAATATTCCACTCGACGCCCGGAAGAACGTCGGAGACCTTGTTGAGTCCTCGAATCATAGCGTTCACTGCACCAAGCACAGTATTAACTACTGCACTAACAGGCTTCGTAAGAATATCGGAGTTGTCGAGGAACCACTGCTTGATTGCCTGCCAGCCGCTTGTAAAAGCGTTCTTGACAGGGTCCATGACGTTTCTGCTTATCCAGTCTCCGAGCTTTGTGAGATCACTCCATACATTCTTGATATTCTCCCACCACTCACCAAGCTTCGGCTTAACGTACTCAGGCCACAGGTCCCTAAAGAATCCAAAGACTGGCTGCAGTACGTTGTTCCAAACCCATTGACCAAGATTCAAGAGTGCTGCCCAGTTGCTCTTAATATTCTCCCACCACTGAGCAAGCGCAGGCTTCACGTAGTCAACCCACAGTCCTACGAACCAGTCCTTTACGGGCTTGAGAACATTTTCCCAAACCCACTGGCCAGCCTTCTTAAGGTTGTCCCAAGCCGACTTAATATTCTCCCACCACTCACTTAGAGTGGGCTTCACATGATCGGTCCAAAGCTTTACAAAAAACTCGTAGACAGGCTTTAGTACGTTATTCCAGATCCACCTTGGAAGAGTCATGAGTGTCTTAAAGACTTCGACAATTCCGTCTACGATGTCGGGCACAATGCTGTTTCCAACCAACTTGTCGTAGAGCCAAACAAAGAAGTCGTATACACCTTCAACGAATCCCTGAAGGAAATTCCAGACGATCTCGATTCCACCTCCAAAGATCCCAGAGATCAATCCCCACATGCCTTCAAAGATATCTACAACACCATCAAGGATCATACCAAGGTCGGCTGTAAAGATACCGACAATGATCTTGACTACACCCTTTACGAGGTCAATAAGGCCTCCGAGGATTGTCCCGATAGCCTCGATAGCCGGTCCAATAGCCTCGCCGATGGCGGACAGTAGGCCAGTAAGTGTGACAAGAACGAATCCAACCAGCAGTCCCAGGATGGGCTTAGCGATATCCCACATGCTCTTAATGGCTTCGCCGATAGGAACCCAAAGCTCCTTGAACTCCATGAGCTTCGGTCCCACGCGCTCCCAGACATCCTTGAGGCCATTCCAGATGCCTTCGCCGATCTTCTTAACCTGTGGCCAGAGGAGCTCGTATGCCCACTTGAAGGGCTTGGCGATGTCTCGAGCTACCCTTGTAATGAACTCAAGGACCGGCTCAACCTTGCTCTTGATCTTATCAAGAACGTCGCCTCCGCCTACACCAGTAAACGCAGCACCAAAGAACTCGCCTACCTTGTCTGCTGCATCCTTCGCCTTGTCCTTGACCCAGTTCCAGACTTCAATAGCCTTCGCCTTGAGAGGCTTGAAGGGATTGATGCTGGCAAACATGTCAGCGGTATCAGCACCGAGCTGTTCGGTGAACTTATCAATGTCACCAGCTTGATTAGACCAGTCCGAACGCGGCGGAATGCCCTTGCCGCCGGGGTCTGGGAAGTCAGCCTTGCCTGCGTCTAGGAAGTTCTGAAGGCCGGGACTAATGTACGGCTCCGAGCCAGCGCCCTTCTTCTTTGCCGCATCCTTCTTGGCAGCTAGAGCGTCGTTCATCTTCTCGGCTGCACTTACGACATCGTTTATGCTCGTCTCGATCGCCCTGATTGCGTCGTTAACCTCGTCGTAACGAGCCTTGATGGCCGCAAGCGTATTCTGCTCTGCGTCAAGACGCTCTTGGTAACGGTCCCGAGTAGCGGTGGCCTCTTCTACCTTCTTCTGCTGGGCTTCCACGGCCTTTGTGGCCTCGTCGACAAGAGGCCCATACTTCGCAATCTCGGCATTAGCGCCAGCAATTCCCGACATGATCTCATCGAACGTCAACTCCTTTGTAGAGTCAGCAGCCTTGTCGATCTGATACTGAAGTTCGTCAAACTTCATTGCCTTAACAAGGTCAAGCTTTTCTGCTTCACGCTGAAGCTTCTCGAGCTGTACCTGCATGTCGTTGACCTTTTTTGCAGCCTCTGTGTAGACTACCTTCTGGTCTTCAAGCTTCGAAATCTCCGAGTCGTACTGATTAAGGATATCGCTACCGGCACCTGCGGCACGAAGGTTAGACTGCTCGCCGCGCATGATCTCTTGAAGTCCGTTGATCGACTCCATGCGATCCTTGATGTCATCGAAGGTGCCTACAGCATCTTCCATATTCATCATCTCAAGCCTAAGCTTGGTCTGTGCCATCTGGTTTGCGAAGATCTGGTCTTCCATCGCTTGCATACCGACGAGGGGAGCATTGGCGAAACGGTCGAGATCAGCCTGCGCAGACTGAAGTGCATCTTGATACTTAGAAAGCTTGTCGTTAAGCTTGTCAAGCTTATCCTGCTGGCGCTCAAGTGCAGCGTTTGCACTGTCTACCTTGTTCTGCCATTTCTGAACGACAGCTTCCTGTGAAGCGATCTTGCCCTCGAGAGACTTGAGAATCGGCTGCAACCTGTTAAGCATGCCGGTAAGCTTATCGTAAGACTGAAGCGCCTCTCCGCCTCCGCCTGCCTTCTTGATTGACTTGCGATTGTCCTTCTGCTGGGCAGCCTGAGTGTTCATTCCAATCTTTGCTGTCAGTTCACCAAACCGCTTGATCTCAGCATAGGCAGCACTCGTGTACTTCTTGATCTGTCCAAGTGTGGCAAACTTGCTTACAATCGTGTCCATTCCCTGCGTGACATTCTCGACTAGAGAAGGAGAGTGTCGGGCGAAAGGATTGATGTACGAGAACCACTCGTAGACTGCAAGAGCTGCATCTCGAACGACCGTTACGACTGCAACGAGCGCTCGTTGTACTCCGCCGGGAAGCTGGTTGAATGCACCGACGATAGCATCACTTACGGAATAAAATGCTCGTGAGATTCCGTTAGTAGAGTCGCCAAGATAAGTAACAATGTTATTCCAGACCTGTGTGATCTGATCACGGAAGGCGTAGATCACTCCCATGATTGCGAGGGCCGCAATGGTCCACGGGCTAACGAGAAACTTTCCAAATTTAAGCAAGAATGGAATCAGCTTCGTAAAAATACCAAGGAAAGCCGCAATAGCAGCCTTGCTTGTAGAAAGAAGAACGAGTGCAAAGCCACGCCAGATCGTCGCTGCGGCTGCGGCGGCTGTAGCGTGAAGAACTACAAAGGCTGTACGGAATCTAGACCAGATCCCGATTCCCATGATCGAGCCTACGATCCACTGAGTTTTAATCAGAGCCCAACCAGCGGCGTTTACTGCTCCGACCATCGCCCACGTACGAGTCCAAGCAACGACGAGTGCGCTTCCGAGAACATTCATGATAGCAATGATGCCCATAAACTTTCGGAACAATACAAACTGGGTTGCCATTCCAGTGATCGTCATAAGCTTCACGGCTGCCCAGAAAGAAGCCCACCGAGTTGCACCACCGAGTTGCGCTAGTGTCATTGCAGCAGTAAACTTAAGAACAAAGACCTTAAACAGCGCCATCTTGATTATCAGTGAAGCACGCCAGATTCCAACCTGTGCTGCCCAGCCAGTAGCTGTAATGGCAACATAGGAAGCGAAAGCGCCGCTAAACAGTCCAACCAGTCCCCCAAGTGTTGCACTAACCGCTGAAGTCAAAAGACCAAGTGCGCCTGTTGCGATAGTCCCAAGCATCTTAAAGGGGCTAAGGAGAAACTTAAAGGCCTTGACTAGCTTCCAAACAGCCGCTACGACTACTACAACTACGTGCCCAAGGACACCAAAGAGTGTTACAAGTGCGCCTGCGTATCGAACAACAGGACCAACTGCAGCAAGAAACAAAACGAGAAACAAAACAAGCTTCTGTGTTTCAGGACTAAGGTTTGCAAACGCCTGAGCCAATTGTGCAAGCTTGTCGGCGAGATAGATGATGTGCGGAATCAAAGGCTGGATGATCTCAACAGAAGCATTCTGAAGCATCACCATCATGCGTTCAAGCTTGCGAGGGCTCGAGTCTAGTACAGTGTTGAGCTCTTCCTGCATACGCTTGAATGACTCGCCTTGGTCGTCCGCGGCTTCAAGTGCCTTTGCGTAATATCCCGTAGTGGAGACGAGCTCACGCATGAGCACTTCGAAGCGGTTGACCTGCCAGCGGCTAGCGATTACAGAGGACGCTGCACCCTGCGCTGCCTTGCCTAGTCCCTGAAACTTCTCCGCCATAATCTGAAGGCGCTCGTTGATCGTAGAGCTCTGCCAGTTTAGATCCTTGACATTGATACCCATAGCGCCGAGGACTTGGGTAGTCTCCTTGGTCGGCGCAAGCAGTCTGGAGAAGATAGTCTTGAGCGCGTTACCGGCAGTCGCTGCGGATCCAGTAGCAGGAACAAGAGCCGCCATGTACGCGGCAAGCTGCTGAGTCTCAATACCTGCAGAACGAGCGACACCTGCGGCCTTCTCGAAGCCGATGATAAGGTCGCCCATTGAGGCGCCAGTCTGGTTCTCAACGGAGTTGAGGTTTGCCAGAGTAGCGTAAAGTTCCTGCGTGTTAAGATTGTACTGAGCCTGAATCGAGATAAGCGCCTTTGTAGCGTCCATTGCGTTCATGTCGCCAATGATGATGGCCTTCATGGTCGTGTTAACAGACTCCGCCAAAGCGAGTCCCGACGCACCGGCGGCAGCCCATGCTCCAGCTACCTCGTTGACTTCCTTCTTCTGTACACCGTAATGCTCGCTGATCGCAGTAAAAGCCTTGTCGAGAGCTTCGAGTTCATCGGTCTTATAAGACTCGGCAAGCTTGCGAGCCTCTCGCATACCGAGGCCCATCTCCTTGCGGAACTGGCGCGCTGCTGCCTCGGTGTCTCCATACACCTTGGCGACGTGGACAAACGCCTTCTCTTGCTCAAGAGCAAAGTACGTTGCCGCTGCGCCTGCCGCTAGAATAGGTAGCGTGAAGTTGTACTGAAGCATACGGCCAGTCCACTGAAGCTGGTTACCAAACTTCATCAGTGAAGTAATATGCCGACGACCCAAAGGCTCCTGTCGGCCTGCCGCAGCGATTCCCGAAGTCAGACCGGCCTGCTGTGCACGAAGAGCTGCAAGCTGAGCTTGCGCTCGATTCGATACGACCCTGACCATGATCGTCATGTAACTTGTAATGACGAGTGTCCGATCTTCTGATCTGATATGCCCCTCAAGTGGGCTAAAGACTTATGTACCATAGAGCATCGCCCCGGCGCTGTTCAAGCACCGGGGCGATACCCTTAATGCGCTGGCCGCGATCCACGTATCTTACCCGAAGGTCCACCTTGGCTTTTCTTTCGGGCAGCCTCGTCCTTGCGTCGCTGTTCTTCTTGTGCGCCCATTATGTAGAGGAACCGCTCAAGAAGTTCAGGGTTCTGGTCAAACAGTCCACCCGGCATCGGAAGGTGCTTGAACTCGAAAGCCGTAGAGGGCTACTTGGACGCGGAACCGGCTTCCCCCGCTGCACGCTCGATAGCAGCCTTGCGGAGGTCATGGAGTCGCTCGATCTCCTCGTCGATCATCTCCACGGTCTGCTCAGCCTGCATCCACGGGTTCGCCTTGCGGATCGCCAGCTCAAGATCTTCAACGATCTTGGGCGGGGCAACCTGCAGCCAGCTCTTGAGCATGGCAGTGTTGAAGGTAGCGAGGACCATCTCGGAGCCGGGGTCCTTGGTCTTCGGCGTGTAGAGGTACCAGTCGCAGACGCTGGTCTCGATGAGCGTGTGACGCTCAGCCACCGGGTCCATCTTGACCTTCGCGGTGTTGTTGCGATCCACCACGAGGTCAGTGTTGGTGAGCTTCTGGAACTTGGACTTATCGCCCTCGTTCATGATCTTGAACTCGAAGTACTGGACGCCGTCGGGAAGGTAGTGCTTGTGCTTCTCGTCAGTCCCCCAGTAGTTGACAATCTGGGCCTCGGCGCCTTCGCCAAGCTGCGGAACTGTTGCTTCGAGAGTAGATGACTCGGTCATTGCTCATGCCCCTTTCAATGGGCTAGTTGTCTTTCTCTGAAGCGGATTGGTGGCCCGGTCCGTGGGGGACCGGGCCACCGCCTTCCGCGGAGGCTAAATCAGGCGATCGTGGCCCTTGCGGACTTGACTACCACGGTGCAGAGCGCAGTGCCAGCAACAGGACGAAGAGCCCTGAACGAGATGTCGTTCTCGATCACGTCGTCACCGGACGGCTCAAGACCGTAGGGCTCGAGCGCCACCTTAGGAATCGTGATCGCGATGCTTCCCTTGGTAGCGGGAGTACCACCGACGATGTCCTCGTAGGTCGTGCAGGTGATCACGAGCTGCTGCTTGGTGGTCAGACCACCGACGGTAGTAGCGGCAGGAGTTCCGTAGACAGCCTGACGCCAGAATGCACTGTCCTGCGGACGGATCGTGAACGATCCCATAACCTCACGCTGCTTGGCAGTCAGGTCTCCAAGGAAGAACGACCCAAGACGGAAGTCGTCATCTTCGAAGTTGTTGTTGATATCGAGGCTGAACGACTTAGCAGGAAGCGTGACTGCGTTGTAGGTCAGTGAGATGTTCGTACCAACAATGAGCGCCGAGTTGTCGTACAACGGAGATGCGGTTGGAGTTGCACCTGCTGTCTGCTGGCGAGCGATCAGGCCAGACGTTCCCATGAGGTAGCCATTGGCCTCAGCCTCAAGATGGAACGTGTTGACGACTGCGTCGAGGTACTGGTATGTCTCCAGGCCCGATCCGATCTTTTCCTCGATCGCAAGGAAAGGAAGGGTAGCAGAATCCGACGGCGTGATCGTGTGAGTAGTGACGCCGGTGACAGTAGCAGGCGCAGCCGCTGTTCCAAGAACTGCACGGAGGAGAGTCGGAAGAGCCTCCAGCCGAACGTAGAACTCGTAGTCACCAGACCACGAAGCGGCCCCGAGGTAAGCGTCGGTCGTGTCTCGACCGCCGCCAATCTCAGGGTCAGTGATCAGAAGGTCACGGTTGGGACCAAGAGATCCGCCGCGAAGCTTCATTGCAGCGTGGGCAGTGCCGAACGTGGCCGGGAAGGTCGTCGGCGTGGCCTGGGTCATGAACAGAACTTGTCCGCTCTGAGAACTGAAACCCATGAGTCAGATCACCCCTCGTTCTTCTCGGCGTCGGCAGTACTGCCGGCGTTGGTGTCGACTGTCACGCCGGGAGGAGTTGCCTCGCCAGCCGCATCTCTTGCGGCCTTCAGTGTTTCAGTCAGGTCGGCGGTGCCACCGCGAATATTGCTCACCTTCGCGGCTTCTCGAGCTGCAGCAAGCTGGGCTTCCAACTTCGCAGTCTCAGCGTCCAGGGATGCACCCTGGATCGCATTGCTCTCGTCCTGAAGAACAGAAGAGGCCTTGGCCTCGGTGGCGGCAATCTGCTCACGCAGACGCTCCACCTTCTTGCGCTTCTGCTCCAGGTCCTCTTCTGTTACTACCATCAGGACATCTCCGTTTCGATCCAAAGGTCCAATACGCTTGTGGTGACAAACGTACCTTCTAGGTCATTCGTCATGTACCGCTGAGTTCTGATTCCCCAGCGTCGTAGCGATTCCTTGAAGGTCCCATCTTGCACCTTCAGCGAGCCCAATGCTAGTCGCAGGGGCTGGTTCCTGTATAGCACCGTGCGGATACGGTACGACAGGATGCTGCTGATGTTGAGTAGCTTTTGAGAATCACCATCCTTGATCAAAGTCTGAACACCAACTTGGTACATGTTGAGTGTAGCTTCGCCGGGGGCTACGTGGCCCATCTCGAACGAATCTTCCTCGGGTGTCCAAAGAGTTCCATAGACTCCAACAGACATATGCGGATCAGAGGGACGCAGAGGCCGCATCAAGTATTTGATGTCAGGGTCAATCGCACTAATGACTGGCCCTATCATGTTGACGAAGTTCTGCGGAAAGACCGCAACTGTTGGGTCAATCACTGAATTGCCTGTTCTACGGCAAACGACAAAGAAGTCATCAAGAACAGAAGGTCGTTCTCGTTTACGCCGAGGACGGGACGAGCCACCGTGCTAGGGTACTTGCGACCCTTCTGTGCTGTCTCGACCTTCTTCTTCAGCTCGCCGGTAGGAGCCTTGTTGGGGTAGCGCATCGAGGCGCCAAACCCTGTGGGATAAGAAAACCAGCCGCTGTTAACTACCCAGTCCTCCAACTCACCCGTACGACGGTTGATCGGACCTGCGCCAAAGCCAGCTTGCTGACGCATAAGGACGGTGGCAGGCTTGAGGGGAGCCCATGCCCCCGTAACGTCGTCACCTTCGCCTTGGAACCTCTCTTTAGCCCTCTTGGAAAGATAGGGACCAATGGTAGTTCCTAGAAAAGCGGAAGCTCCCTGTGGTGACA